ACAAGCTGGAGATATTCCGAAATGGCGGCGACGTTTACAAGGTGAACGCATCAGCAACATTTCATGTCCCAGTCGCCGAGGTGACGGGCGATCAGCGCCAGGTCGGGAAGGTCCAAGAACTCGCGTGTGGCTTTGCTGGCGGGGTGGGGGCCTTCGCTGCGATGGGCCGCATTTATGGCCTGCTGCTGCCGGAACCAGAAGCCCAGCGCATGGTGCAGGGCTGGCGTCGGGCCAACCCGTGGGCGATACCGTTTTGGGATGGTCTGGAGCGCGCCTACACCGCCGCCATGCGGCACAAGGGCAAGGAATTTACCGCCGGGCGCATAACGTACCTATTCGATGGCGTTCACCTCTGGTACGCTTTGCCGTCTGGGCGCGTTCTTTGCTACCCATACGCCAAACTGGAAGAAGGAGGCGTCACCTACGCCAAGGCGGCGTGGAAGCCTGCCGCAGACGCCAAGGAATGGCCGCGCGCGCGTCTGTGGCGCGGTCTGGCCTGCGAGAACGTCACGCAGGCGACGGCCAACGACATCCTGCGCCATGCGCTGCGCAAGCTGGACGAATGGGGCTTCGATCCTGTCCTACATGTGCATGACGAGATCGTGCTGGAAGCCGCAGACCCTGAAGCAGCCGAGGACGCCATGCAGCGCGCCATGTGTACGCCGCCCGCATGGGCCGCAGGTCTGCCGCTGGGGATCGAGACGCATACGATGACACGCTACGGGAAGGGGTAGGACATGCAAGAACAACAATTCTACGAGTATATCACGGGGCTTGCCCCAGCAGGCGAGACGGCACTGCTGGTGCGCCAGAAGCCCGTCATGCGCGACGGCGAGCAACAGACGTTCCTTGACGGTTCGCTAAAGTACACCTGGCCCGCGTACATGCCCACCAAGCCGCGCGAGGAAGGCGAGGCGTGGTATCTTAACACTGGCTCGTTTATGGCGTCACGCTTCCTCGACGGTAGGCCCAGCGCCAGCGCCGCCAACTGCGATTACGTCCTTTGCATGATGCTGGATGATATTGGCACCAAGTCCAAGGTGCCCCCGTTGCCACCGACGTGGATCATGGAGACCAGCGAAGGTTCTTTCCAGTGGGGCTACGGTTTCAGTGAGCAGCCATCCAAGGGCGAGTTCAGCGCGGCCATTACCGCCATTGCGGAGGCAGGCTACACGGACCCCGGCGCAATCAACCCAGTACGGAATTTCCGTATTCCCGGTTCTGTCAATCTGAAGCCCGGTCGCGATCTCTTTCGTTCGCGTTTGGTCGAGTTTCACCCAGATCGTGAGTACACGTTACCTCAGATCTGCGAGGCGCTGGGCGTCACGCCAGCGGAGGCCGACACGGCGCGCGTCCTGTCGTTCAAGCTGCGCGACACCGGCAAGGACACCGTGCTGGAGTGGCTCAACAACGCCGGTCTGGTGCTGTCGCAGACGAATGCAGAGGGATGGATGGGCATTGTGTGCCCCAACCACGCCGAACACACGGACGGCCAGATCGGAGCCCGCTACAAGCCGTTGGATCGGTCGTTCTGCTGCTACCACGGCCACTGCGAGGGATTCAATTCGCAGATGTTTTTGAAGTGGGTGCATGAAAATGGCGGCCCACGCGTCTCGCCAGGTCTGCGCGACGAGTTGCTGGCGCAGCACATGCAGTCCACGCTATCGAAACTGTCGCCCACAGAGGCGTTTCCTGACGAGGCCGCCAAGGTTATCGCCGAAGTGGAGCGCAAGGAAATCGGACGCGTGGACAAGGCGAACTGGTACGAACGGTTCGCCTACATCATGGAAGACGACGCCTATTTCGACATGGACGCCCGCACCGAGATCAGCCGGAGCAGCTTCAACGCCATCTTCCGTCACGTCACCTGCAAGTCCATCCACGTCACCGGCAAGGGCGGACGGCGCATCGAGGCCAGCGTGTGCTATGATGAGAACCGCGCCGCCGCCAACGCCCGGCTGCTGCGCGGCATCACATACGCCGCCGGTGATGGGGTGCTGGTGTCGCGTGACGGTGACGTGTACGGCAACCGCTGGCGCGACGCCCGGCCTGACCTGAGCGGCGTTGCGTCCGGCGACGTGTCCCAGTGGCTCGATCATTGTCGGACGCTGGTGCCCGAAGAGGCTGAGTTAAACCATTGCCTCGACGTGATGGCGTTCAAGCTCCAGAACCCGCGCGTCAAGATCAACCATGCGGTGCTGCATGGCGGCGACGAAGGCTCCGGCAAGGACACCATGTGGGCGCCGTTTATCTGGAGCGTTTGCGGGCCAGGACTCAAGAACAGGGGTCTGGTGGACAACGACGGACTGACTTCGCAGTGGGGCTATGCGCTGGAGTCGGAGATCCTGATCCTGAACGAGCTGAAGGAGCCTGACGCCAAGGAACGCCGCGCGCTTGCCAATAAACTCAAGCCCATCATCGCCGCGCCGCCGGAGACGCTGCCGATCAACCGCAAGGGTCTGCACCCCTACGACATGGTCAATCGCATGATGGTGCTGGCGTTCACCAACGATCCCGTGCCTATCTCGATCTCGTCCGGCGACCGTCGCTGGTTCTGCATCTGGTCCGCAGCGGGGCGCATGGACCCAAGCGCGGCTCAGAAGCTCTGGGGCTGGTATCGTAGCGGCGGGTTCGAGACCATAGCTCGGTGGCTCGCAGACCGCGACGTGAGCGCCTTCAATCCGTCTGCGCCGCCCATGTGGACCGAGTTTAAGGAGAACCTGATCGAGAACGGCATGAGCATCGCCGAGAGTTACATCTTGGACCAGATCCGGTCCAAGACCGGTGAGTTCGCCAAGGGCGTGGTCGCTACGCCGTTCTTTAACCTATGCCAGTATTTGACGGTGAACGCCCCCGGCGGCGTTAAAATCCCGCAGGCCGCATTGCTTCACGCTCTTAAAGAGGCCGGATGGGTGGACATGGGGCGCATAGGATCGTTCGAGCATTCCAGCAAGCGCCACATCTACGCTGCGCCCGATCTGGCGCGGACGCAGACGAAGAGCTATCTGCGAAACCTGCTGGAAAGCGGAAACGGCGGCGGCGGTAATGTAATCGGCTTTCCTGGCCGTACCGCAAGCTGATATGAAAGACCCCCGGTAGCGTTAGCTGCCGGGGGCAAGTCATCGAACAAACACTAGGGACTAGACCGTCAGACAGCCTGTCTGACGCGCCGGGGCGGATGCCCCGACGATCCGGCTCATCACCGGATCTGTTTAGCGGCATGAGCCGCAAACTCATCATCTTCGCGTAACGTGTTGGTCGCTTCCGTCCACGCCGCGTCTCGTTCACGGGGCGGCAGCCGCTCTATTGCGCGCAGCCCGGCGCGCAGGTTTTCAATGCGATACTCTAGCGTTTCCGTCGCTTCGTCAATGGCGAGCGCCGTCGCGCGTTTGTCGATCTGTAGCAGCGCCAGCAACCCATCCAGCTCGCGTTCCATCTCGTCATGGAACATTTGCTTCTTGCGGCCTTCGCAGTAATAGGCAAGCAGCGCCGCTTCATGGATGGCCTTAGCCGCAATCTGAATGCGGACGTAAGCGACCTCGTCATGGTCACAGATACCGATTTTAAATGTCATGGTAGGCTCCCCTTGGTTGACGGTGAACCATCGCACGTCGGCGCGATGGTGTAAAGCATTATTTAGCATCCAGTGCTTTAACGGCGGTGTATCCGCAATCAACAACTTTTTCAAAGTTTGAGCATATTAAATCGCAGCCACAAGAATAAAACCGCAGCGCCGCCTCCAGCTTCTCGATGCGGTCGGCGGCTTTGCGCGCTACCGTGTAATCTTCCTCAAGGTTCTGCGATTGCGCGCCAATGATGACGCCAGCCACATCACGCAGCCGCTTCACAAGATCGTTAGTCATCTTTCCCCTCCAGTGCTTTGCGGGCGACGTACCGACGGCGGTTTACTTGACCAGCATAATACTCCGCCTTGTTTTCCGGCGTATCTGTGCCGTCTTCAATCATTCCTTGTAGCCCATAGTCGTTCTGCGCGATTAGCCGCAGCGCCGCCTCCAGCTTCTCGATGCGTTCATCGCGTATCTTTGCTGCATATTTAGCAGCAATTTGCACAGTATTGATCTGTGATCGAAGCTCTGCGTTTTCCGCCCTTAGCTTCACAAGATCATCAGCCATCTTTCCCCTCCAGTGCTTTGCGGGCTATAAATGCATTTTGGCAGCTATTTGGTCGGCAGTGCTCACATGTCTTGCCGTTGCAATCCCATGCGGATGCTGCAATTTCCCGCAGCGCCTCCTCCAGCTTCTCGATGCGGTCGGCGGCTTCACTCATCGTCACCGCCGTTTCGTAATCATCTCGCAGTGGCCCCTTATGCAGCCGCTTCACAAGATCATCAGTCATCTTTCTTCTCCCCAGCAAGAGCATCTTCCGCAACACTGGCTGCCCATTGAATGCTAAGATGCCATTGATTTTCAATTATGTTTCGCAACACCGCTTCTAACTCTTTAATGCGGTCAACTGCGGCTTTGGCATCTTGCGGCATAATTCTTTCATTATGCGTGTTGTACCATTCAATTCGCTTCACAAGATCATCAGTCATTATTCATCCTTCCCTAGCACTGCATCAACCATATCAACGGTGCGATTATCATCAGTCACGCAACGTATCTCCCGCAGCGCCGTCTCCAACTGCGCGATGCGGGCGCGCATAGGCTTTACATCATCCAGCTTCACATAAATCACACCGTCTACTTTTACTGCGATATGATCATCTGTCATGTTAAGTTTCTCCCGTTTTTTTAACATATTCTGAGGATGTGTTAATTTCATCGACAGGTGCTGGGCCGCAGAAAATCCCCATCGCATTCGTTTCGCACATAGGGCAGCGCAGCGACTTTCCTATCGCCGCAGCTACATCAAGTGGCATAGGCAAATGGAATGCAGCCCATTCGTGATTGCATTCGCCGCAGTGGACGATGAATGGGGTTTTCATTTCTTTTCCTTTCGCGCTTCAAGCATGGCGTCGGCCATTTCATAAGCTTTCTTAGGAACGCTGCGATAATCAGGGCCATTTGGGTCGGCTATCATTCCCGTCAGCGCAGCCATTGCGAACTGATCGCGCAGAGTTGTTTGCTGCCAAAACTTTGCGTATTCACTTGCAGTTAGCGTTATAGTTGGCTCAACTATCATTTCTTCCCCCATAATGTTCCAATCATACGCGCTACAAACAGAATGATGCCAGCCAGCACCATGCAGGCGGTCATCGCGAGCATGATTTCGATGACGATGATCATGGGTTTACCCCGTGTTGGATGGAGAGATTGCTGCCAAACAGCACAACACAATTATGCCGGTGACAGGATCGTAGTGCATTCCAGTAAGAACGGCACCGATCAATGCGCACCAAGGCTGCATCATCACTTAGTCTCCTGCTTAGGCGGCTCTGGTAAGGTCATCCAATGGGTGGGGCATGGCGACGGGCGCCTGCGTCAGTTCGCGCAGCGCCAGTTCGAAGTAGCCCGCGCCGTCCTGCCAGTGGTCGGGATGAGCTGGGTCGCCGCACAGGATGCGCGCCATCTTGTCGGCGATGACCTCCAGCGCCTGCGCCTGCGTCACGTCGAGGCGTTCCCAGTTGCGCGACGAGCGCAACAGGTTCTTGATGGCTTGCGAGTAGCCCGCGACCTCGCGGAAGGAGCCGTGGGTTAGCTCGCGGTCGGCTAGTATCTGGTCAATCATGGTCATGGCGTGTTTATCCAGTTCTGGAGGGCGTTCATCACGGTTGTGTGGTCGCGGTTGCAGTAGATCGCAATCTTTTTGAGGGACCATCCATGCCTGCGCAGGGCGACGTAGACGGCGGTGCGCGCGGCTATGTAGGGCATGGTTCGGCTTGGCCCCATAGCCTGCTCGAAGGTCATGCCGTGGGGCGCCAGCGCCTCGCGGACGATGGCCTTGGCGGCGCTGGGCGTGAACCGGAACGCCGGACCAGGCGGTTCGCGTTCCGGTTCGGGCGGCGGGGGCTCCGGTTCGGGCGCCGGTTCGGGCGGCGGGGCGACCAGCGCCGGGCGGGGCGTCGGGCGCGGGGCGTTGAGCCTGGCGCGCACGGCCTTGTAGTGGTCGGTCAGGGCTAGGAAGTAGTCGCTCACGGGACCATCTCCATCAGCCAGCGCCGGGCGTCCGCTTCGTCGCGGGCGTAGCCCAGCGCCCCTAGGACGCTTACGCAGCGCCATGCGCGGGCGTGGGTGCGCTTGTAGCGCACGGGGCCGTAATGGCCCAGCAAACGCCCGTAGTAGCTCACGGTGCGCGTTGCGTCGGGGTGGGTCTGGACGGTTACCATCACGCTCTCCGATTTTGAGCGCGCACCGCGCGCAGGATCTCGTGCCCATCGCTCGCCCACACGCCGGAGGCGCAGGGGCACGGGTGCGTCGGAAGCTCCCGCGCCAGTTCGCGGGCCTGTAGCGCGCGTATGGCGCTCAGGACCGCCTGACCGTAAGCGTGACGGTCGGCGGCGGGGTCGCGACGGTAACGGTCCAGCCCGGCGAGGGTCGGATAGGGTTTCTGATCGGCGTAGAAACCGTTCATGTCGTCATATGTGCGGATTTGCTTTGCCATGGTCAGACCTCCAGATCTATATAAATGCCATTGCCAGAAGGGCACCTGTTATTGCTAGGCTTACGATGGTCAGTATGGCTTCGATTATCGCGATCATGTGCGGGGCCTTTCGGTTGTATCGGGAGCGGGGGGCGACGCGCCGGATGGCGCGTCGTGGGGGCGATGGGACGGATAGGCGTCACACGCATGTGGCGGCTTGCTTCCATTCGCGGGGCGTGGGGTTGCGTTCCCATGAAGCTTTAGCGTGGGCGTCAAGCTGCGCCCATGACCGGCGGGGCGTTCCGCCGTCATAGTAGGGGCGGCGGCGCAAATCCTCATGATAAGCCCATTCGCCTGGCGTGATGACGCCTAGCGCCAGATCCAAGGCGTCGAACGCCGCTTGTTTGGTGGACCATACGCCTTCGGTCTTACGAATCAAATCATAGCCAATGCGTTCGCGCGCGCTTGTAAGACAATCAATATACCAGTCGCCGCTAGAACCTTGGTAAACGTAGAAGCCGGGGTTGTTCATGTTGTTCGATCCTTGTTTTTGTGGTGTACAGGATTGTTTTACAGTATGGGGCTTGCATTGGCAAGCCCCATGTTGCGGATCAGGCATAGATGCGCGCGCGGCGCAATTCCCATTTTTCGTGGATCGGGCCGCCATCGGGCGTTTCGTCAATCACTACATACGCGACCGTTTTCAAAACGAGCGCGGCGCGGTCGCCATCGCAAGTGAAGATTCGATGAGGATAGCCGGGAAACGCGCCGTCACGGTCGCCAGCCGGGCGTTCAGAATATTGGAACCACGCGCCGCCTTGCACGTTGAACTCGCCTAGCAAGCGCGGATCGGTCATGTTAGGCGTGTTGTAATAGGTTGCCATAGCCATTGTTCGATTCCTTTTTTTTGGTCTCATCAGACGGCGCGTGACGCCGTGACGGGCGGGAGCCCGTTTCGACCTGTTAATACCTTGCGACAGAGGCCGTGAAGGTGCACCTTTTGCAGACAAGATCGATCATGGACTGATCTTGTCCGTCGCGCACAACAGGAAAACAATCCTTTGCTGCGTATATATCATAGGTAGCTTTGGCGTCGTATTTGTCCGTAATCTCATATTGCATTTCGCTCATATCGTTGGAAATGGATTGATCTAAAGATCGCGCCGATTCTAAGGGGCCGACCGGTGGCAATTCATCCATGCGCCACCAACGGTCTGCGGTATCGCCCCAGATAAAGCCAGAATTGCGATCGATAATAATGTAGCGCATTTGTCCGGTTCCCTAGTCGGCGCCTTGATTGGCGCTCTATGACGCCCCCCGTGAGGGGCGCTTAGAGCGTCGATCAAAAGTTCCAAGGCTTGATCCCGCGCACTCTACAAATTTCGCGGGCAATCTTTTTGCTTGATGCGGGCACAATCTCCGCGTTCTGCAATTCTGCGCCATTGCAGGGTTGCGCGACAACATGAAGGATGAATTTGTAGGTTGCGTTGCGGAGCGGGTTTTTGAACAGATAAGCTACCATCTTACGTCCCCTGGGTTGTGGCGCTCGTTTGCGCCGGTTCGATGAGAATCACTGTAAAGGATTTTCTAGCATTAGCAAGCGGAAATTGCAGGATAGCGAAAAAAAAGATTTTTGGTCTGGTGTTTGGTCGGGATTAGGCGCGTCTTTAGGCGTGCGAATTGCCCGGATTTTCGGGCTGTTAGGCTATTTAGGCTATTATCTATATATACCTTTAGAAATTTAAATGTATATTGTATAGCTAGAGTTGACGTGTAATTCTGGGAGCGACTGAAACCTGATAGCCTAAAACGACTAAATGACTATGCCCCGCGCTGACACCATTGCCCGCGTTTCATGTCGCCGTTTCGCATAGGTCATTTAGGCTATCGTTTGCCCATAGCCTAAATAGCCTAACGCCACGCGGGCGCCCGGCAAGCATCAAACGCAATGCGCGACAGTCTGCTGATGGCCTAAATAGCCTAATGCGCCCATGCCCCAATCTTATTGCTGTGCTTATGTTGCTATTGTCTTGATTGTGTTGGTATTGCCTAGGCCATGTAGTAATTGCTCAGGTTAAGCTCAAGGGGGGGGTAGGGCCTGCTGCCGCCCGGTCACGGTCACGGAGGGATTGCAAACAATTTTTATTTTTTATAAAATGTCTTACATGACATGGCACACCCTCCCACACGAACCGCGCAAACTTCAGGCAACTGAGGCGCGGCTTGACGCCATCTATTGGGCGGCGCGCAATGGGTTGAAAGGTGACACGCTGGCGTTGGCTGCGGGTATGCGTCCATCTGAGTACCGGCAGCTTTGCGAGTTTGATCCACTGGCGGAGATGGCGGAGCAAAAGGGCCGCGCTGATGGCGAGATGGAAGTGTCGGTGAAGATCGACGATATGGAAGGAGAGGAGGAAGCGTAACATGGCTGCCCTCACGTCCAACCAGATCGCCGCTCTGAGCGGCTGCTTTGACTGCCTGTCGCCTG